GACATCGCGGCGTTGACAGATGAGAGAGGTCTAAAAATTGCAGCAAGAGGAGTAAAAATGATTATTCCTTCTGAGCTACAATTTACTGCTGAGAGATTGATGAAATCTCAAGGTAGAGTTGGAACAGCTGACAACGATGTAAACGCAATCGCGTCAATGGGAATGATCCCACAAGGTTATGTAGTGAACAACTACCTAACTGACACTGATGCGTTCTTCATCAAGACAGATGTACCTAACGGCATGAAAATGTTTGTTAGAGCTCCAATCAAAACAGCTATGGAAGGTGACTTCGACACAGGTAACGTTAGATACAAAGCTAGAGAGAGATATTCATTCGGATTCTCAGACCCTAGAGGTATCTTTGGTTCACCAGGTGCGTAATCACTAGATAATTAAATTAAAAGGGGGCTTTCGAGCCCCCTTTTTTTATGATAGAAAGATAAGGCAACCATGATAACTTTCCGTGTACAAATAAGAGCATATGGCTACTACGCAGACTTTGAAGTGATGTCGGAGGATAACGATAAAGCTTTTGAAAATGCACTAGTTGACAAACTAGGAGAAAAAGCTATAGTATGGGAAAAAGATGGATTTAGTAATCCATCTAAAATATGGATAACCTATGAGGAGGTTATAAATGCAAACGCACGTAAGAGATCTTTACAAAAAAAAGAGGGGTCTCGAGATACAATGGGCGGTACAGCAGCGTGATCACCAGAGATATACTCTGGACATGGTCAGACTTGACAACAAAATTAGAGACGTTGTTAATGCGATTAAGCAGGAAGAAGCTAGGATAGCTAGTCTTGCTACTAAAATTGAAGATGCTGCACCCGAAGTTTCAGTAGCTACTTAACAAAACGCTACATCGTTGAAAACGTACTTTCACTGCGCAATCTCTTGCACTTCTTAAAAATCTACTATATAAAATACTCACTGTATAATTAAAAGAACATAGACGCATACAGTCGACGGCCTAGAGACTATGTTCGGAAAACTAGGAGGATATAATCATGGCAAAAACTACGTTTCAAGGTCCAGTGATATCAAAAGCTGGATTTATAAACACAGGACCTGCTAATGTTGTAGACGCAGATTCTAGCGTATCACTAACAGTTGATACTCACGCTGGAAAAATCGTACACAACGATGCGGCAGGAACGGTAACTTATACGTTACCAGCTACAGTTGCTAACTCTGATTCTGCAGTAGCAGGACCAGGAGCAGACTTAAACAACTTAAGTAATGTTGGTGCTAAATTTACAATCGTAAATTCTATCACGAAAACAGGAGACTTAATTGTTCAGGTTGCAAATGCAACAGATGTTATGACAGGAATGGCAACTATTGTTGACACTGACACAAGTGACAACATGGAAGGATTCATGACAGCATCTACTTCTGACACTATAACTTTAAATGGAAGTACAACTGGCGGCGTAACGCATGCTAGAGTTGAGTGCACTGTTTTAGCTTCAGGTAAATACGCAGTTGAAGTATTTACAGGAGGAACAGGAAACTTAGCTACACCATTTAGTGCAGCAGTAAGTTAATAATTATGTGGGTGAGAAATGCGAGACCTTTTGGATCTTGATACTCACCCACACCAATAAGGAGATTAAAATATGAAGAGTGATGTAAAAGCAGTAAGAGTTACAGGTACTGGCGCAGTCTTTGCAGGAAGAACAAGATTAAGAGGAATGATCTTAGCTTCTGATGGTGGAGGAGCTGGAACTATAATCTTACAAGACAATTCAGATAGTACAACTTTATTCCAAGGAGATTGTCCAACAGGAGATGTTTTCGCATTTAACATTCCAGAAGATGGAGTGGTTTTTCCAGGCGGAATGAAAGTTTCTACTATTACAAATATTGCAGCAGCTACTTTTTTAATAGATAAGTAGGAGGTTAGATGGCTAACACTACTTCGGGTACAGTAATATTTGATAAAAACTTTGCTATCGACGAGATAATCGAAGAAGCATATGAAAGAATTGGTTTGCAAAGCGCCTCTGGTAATCAGTTGCGTCAGGCAAGAAGATCTCTTAATATTCTTTTTCAAGAGTGGGGCAATAGAGGACTTCACTACTGGCAGATAGGAAATAACTCAATTACATTAGTTAATAATCAAGCAGTCTACACTATGTTTAGAGCTACAGGTGATGGCACATCTGATGCTACAGCTGTATATGGTGTGGATGATGTATTAGAAGCTGTGTATCGAAATTCATCAAATGTGGATACACCACTAACAAAAATTAACAGATCTACATATCAAGGTCTTTCAAATAAAACATCTACTGGAACACCATCTCAATATTATGTTCAAAGATTTATAGATAAAGTTACGATAACTTTATATTTAACACCAGGATCATCAGAAGCTGGTAATAAACTTAATTTTTATTTTGTAAAAAGAATACAAGATATTGGTGATTACACTAATGCAACAGACGTTCCATATAGATTTGTTCCTTGTATGGTATCTGGATTAGCTTTTTATTTATCACAAAAATTTAAACCCGAATTATCACAACAAATGAAACTGTATTACGAAGATGAATTAGCTAGAGCTTTAGCAGAAGATGGCTCATCTTCAAGTTCTTACATAACCCCAAAAAACTATTATCCAAATGTCTAATTTTGCAAAAGGTAAACACGCCAAATTTATATCTGATAGATCAGGAATGGAATTTCCTTACAAAGAAATGGTTAAAGAATGGAATGGATCAAGAGTTCACATATCAGAGTTTGAACCAAAACAACCACAATTAGAACCTAGAGCACACGGGGCTGATCCTCAAGGTTTACAGAACGCAAAACCTGCTAGAACAGAGCCAGTAACAGATAATTTATTACCTGGTAATCCATTTAATATTACATCAGGAAATACTACGATTACAGTAACAGAACCAAATCACGGTAGATCTAGCTCAGATACTGTTGTTTTTAGAAATGTAGATGGATCACCTGGAGGTGTAGCATTTACAGCATTTGAAAATTCCTCAGGATTTAGTATAACAGTTACAGGAACAAATAATTATACGTTTGTATTAGGGTCAACTCCTAATGTAACGGAAAGAACAGGAGGAATGTTAGTTACGGCTGGACCGACAACATTAACACCATAATGGCAGGAATTAGTTACAGCACTTTAGTTACACAGATTAGAAATTACACAGAAGTTGATTCTAATGTTTTAACAGCTGATCAATTAGAGAATATTATTTTAAATGCTCAATATAGAATAATGAGAGATGTTCCTATTGATGCGGATAGAAAACAACAAACAGGTAATTTAGTTACAGGACAAGAAACAATAAATGCTCCAGGAGGAGCTTTATTTATTAGAGGTATACAAGTATACGATTCTACATCAGCTACAACTGGAGCTAATAGATTTTTAGAAAAGAAAGATGTTACATATTTACAAGAATACGTGCCATCAACAGAGTCAGCAAAAAGAGCTCAACCAAAATATTATGCTATGTTTGGCAACGCTACAGGAGATGGTGATACTAATTCTGGGCGTATATTTTTAGCCCCTACACCGGATAGCACATACAAATTTAGAGTGCATTATAACAAAATGCCAGCTACTTTAGCTTCAGACAACACAACTAATTACATTAGCTTAAACTTCCCAAATGGCCTATTATATTGCTGTTTAGCAGAGACATATGCCTTTCTAAAAGGCCCAGCAGATATGTTGACATTATACGAGCAAAAGTATAAAAACGAAGTAGATAAGTTTGGTGTTGAACAAATCGGCAGAAGAAGACGAGACGACTATACCGACGGAACTGTTAGATTAACAATACCATCAACGAACCCTTAGGAGATAAGATATGGCAATAACATCAGCAATTTGTACAAGTTTTAAAGTAGAACTTTTAAAAGGTGTCCACAATTTTACAGCAACAACTGGTAACACTTTTAAAATTGCTTTGTATGATAGCGACGCGACTCTCGGCGCCGGAACTACTGCTTTCACAACGTCAGAAGAAATTACAAACACGGCTGGATCTGCATACACATCAGGTGGTGCTACGTTAACAAGCGTAACTCCAGTTGCTTCAAGCACGACTGCACTTTGTGATTTTTCAGATGTAAGTTTTTCATCAGCTACTTTCACAGCCAATGGTGCAATGATCTACAATGATACAGCA